TGGAGTATGTGGTGGCCGCCCACGGTACTGATGCAAAGGCCGAGGCCGAAGGTCGTCACATTCTCAAGGCCTGGCTGGAAGCGCCTGAGCATCCCATTCTCAAAGCCGCAATCCTCGAACGAAGTGTCTTCTTTGTCCTCCTCCCCTTCTACCGGTTCAACGGCGACATCGGCATCCGCACCACTGCTGCCGACATCAGCCGAGACGAGCAAACCCACGTTGCCATCCACAGCATGGTCTGCTCAGAGCTCGGCCTACGGTCCACACGCAGCCTCGATCGACTTCGCCGAGCGACTGTCGGATGGGTGATGGAGGGTCTTTCTTCCACCGAAAACAAGTACCTCAGCAGCAACTTCTGGCTGTCCCAATCCGACTCACTCTACGAGCGCGGCAAGGCTCCTGGTCTGTCTGACACTCAACGTGCCCGGATGCCTGCGTTCTTTGAGGCAGCCAACACCGACCTGCCACAGTATGGATGACTTTTATCAAGAAGTCGAATCGGACAACATCCCACTGGCCTCCGTGGTCTCGGGGGATGTAAGCCTCGATCGACTCATTGAGGAGCTGACTGACCGGTGGCCAGACCGCACACCCCGCACCGAGATCAGCTCCTTTGACCTGGGCCGCCTGGCCGGGGCGATGGAAGTGATCGACTTCATCAAAGCCAAAAGAAACAGGTGATCCATGTGTACTGTCCCCGGTAACTACAGCCAGAGCGACCAAGCAAAGAGTCGCAATCAAGGCTACGACCAAATGGATGAGAGATACCGACGCTGGACGCAGGAAGACTTACAGCGCACTGGTCAGTTAGGTGGCATTGACTCCCAAGTTCAAGCCTCAGAGCAGCGGTTTAATCAGCAGAAGCAATCCATGGTTTCAGCGGAGCAGAATCGGACTCCGTCTCTGTTATCATCTATGCGCCTCATGCAGCTGAATAAGCAGACTTTCAACGCAGATCAAATGAGGCAAGATCTGATTCGCGAAGCTGCCCTGAAGCGCATCGAGTCTGGGGTCTACAACCGCCCCACTGGTGGTGCTGATTCCGTGGCTCCTCAACAAGCCGTGTCAGTGATCGGTGGCGGATCTGGCAAAAGCCGTGGTGGCACTTCCGGTGTCGCCAGCAGCACACGCCCTCCGGCCACTAATTCTTCTCCTACTGGAGTCAAACTCAACATTGGTTCTTGAATATGTGCATGTCTCGTCCACAGGCTCCAGCGATGCCTCCCATCACGATGCCCACTCCGCCTCCGCCTCCGCCGATGGCACCTCCGCCGCCGGTTGATTTGAATGCGGCGAAACCAGCCAGGGTGGAGCAGCGCTCGACTCGTTCACGCAAGCGTCAAGCCGGCATGGGCCCCAGCAGCCTGGCCATCCCTCTGGCTCAGGGAAGCAAGCCCAACATCCCTAACTGACTATGAAGCAGACATCAGCAGCAGATCGCTATGCCAAGCTGACTGGTGATCGGACCATCTTCCTCGACACCGCACGGGAATGCGCCAAGCTGACCCTGCCCCATTTGCTGACCCCCACGGGAGTTGTCAACGGGCAGAAGCTGCCGACCCCTTGGCAGTCTGTTGGAGCCAAAGGCGTCAACGTCATGGCTTCCAAGCTGATGCTGAGCCTCTTCCCTATCAGTGCAACCTTCTTCAAGTTGCAAGTCAACGATGGAAAGCTGGCATCCGACCCGAAACTTGATGCCAAGATCAGATCTGAAATTGACCTGAGCCTCTCCAAGATCGAGAGGATCGTCATGCAGCACATCGCCGAGTCCATGGACCGGGTGTTCCTGCATCAAGCCCTCAAGCATCTTGTCGTGACCGGCAACGTGCTGATCTTCCTTGGGAAGAAAGGCATCAAGCTCTACCCCCTTGACCGCTTCTGCGTGGTTCGCGACGGCAATGGCCGTCCCACGGAGATCATCACGGTCGAATCGATCAACCGCCAGTTCCTGCCCAAGGAGTTCCAGAAGGCAACCGAGAAGCGAACCAACCACACTGGAGACAACACCCCCACCCCTTCGGTCGACGTGACCGTGGGCGAGGATGAGGTGGCCGTCTACACCTGGGCCAAGCTGGTCGACAACCAGTGGAAGTGGCGCCAGGAGGTGGATGGTGAAATCCTTCCAGAATCACAGGGTAGTGCCCCCACCGGCAAGACCCCTTGGCTTCCTCTGCGCTTCAACGTGGTGGATGGTGAGGACTATGGCCGTGGTCGCATCGAGGAGTTCCTCGGCGATCTGAAGTCCCTGGAGGGGCTGATGCAGGCCATGGTCGAAGGATCGGCCGCCGCGGCCAAGGTGGTCTTCCTGGTGGCCCCCAGCGCCACTGTCAAGCCCAGCACCCTGGCCAAGGCCGGCAACGGCGCCATGATCCAGGGCCGCGAGGGCTACGTGTCTGTCATCCAGGTGGACAAGCGGGCCGACTTCGGTACCGTCCTCCAGATGATCCAGATGCTGACCCAGCGGCTGTCTGAGGCCTTCCTGATCCTCAACGTTCGGGACTCCGAGCGCACCACTGCCGAGGAGATCCGCATGACCCAGCAGGAGCTCAACGAGCAGCTGGGGGGCATCTACGGCAACCTCAGTGCCGAGCTGCTCCGGCCGTACATCGACTGGAAGCTCTTCACGATGCAGAGGGACAGGAAGTTCCCGAGGCTGCCCCCGGGCGTCGTGATGAATGTGATCGCAGGTCTCGAGGGTGTTGGCCGTGGCCAGGACCGGGAAGCCCTGGTGATGTTCCTGACGACCCTGCAGCAGTCGATGCCGCCGGAGGTGGTGATGCAGTTCATCAACCCCGAGGAAGCCTTCAAGCGCCTGGCAGCCTCTATGGGCATCGAGACCCTCAATCTCATCACCACTGAAGCAGAGCGGTCCCAGCAGGTCCAGCAAGGCCAGCAGCAGCAGATGACCCAAAGCATCATGGGCCAGCTTGGTCAGCTCACCAAGGCGCCCATGGTCGATCCAACCAAGAACCCTGAAGTCACCGACGCACTCCGAAATGCCATCAGCAACCAAGGAGCCCAGCCGGCCCCAGGAGCCCAGCCCTCAGCGGCAGCCCCAGGAGCCCCAACCCAGTGAGCCCCTGAACCCAGCCGACTACGAGCTGGAACCTGAAACCATCGAGGCCACCCCCCGCCGCAAGCCGGCAGGCAAGCCCCAGGTCAAGAACCAGATCGCCCGTCCCCGAATCGGGGCAGTCGACAAGGTCCGCAAACCCACCTTCGGCGTCGTCCGCGGCGTCTACAACTGATCATCACCACCATGCCTGAAGTCACCTTCGATTCCACCGATAACCCGGATGTGTCCTCCGCCCAGGAGGCCGCCCAGGCCAAGGCCCTAGAGCAAGGTGAGCGCCTGCTTGCTGAGCAGGAAGCCGCCACCCAGGAAACCTACGACCGTGCCCGGCAGGACGCCGAGTCCGAGCTCCGCTACGCCGGCAAGTTCAAGTCTGCTGAAGACCTGGAGAAGGCCTACAAGGAGCTCGAGAAAAAGCTCGGTCAACAATCCAATGAGGAGCAATCAGATGAAGTGTCAGGCGAAGGGGAAGGGGACCAAGAAGGGCCCGAAGAAGGGGACGGGCAAGAGGTAGAGGCTGACGAAACCGTCGACTTCCTCCAGCAGGCCAACGACGAATACTGGAGCAACAGTCAGGAACTGAAGCCTGAGACCGTTCAGAAGCTCAAGGAGCTGCCGTCCGAGCAGCTGGTTGAGGCCTACCTGAAGTGGACCAAGGATCAGCCTGCTGCCCAAGCCCAGCCTCTGGATGACGCCACGGCCAACGAGATCGTCAAAACGGTTGGCGGCCCTGAGCAGTATGCCCAGACCCTGGAGTGGGCAGCAGAGAACCTCTCCCCCGATGAGGTGGCTGCCTATGACAACGTCATCAACAGCGGCAACAAGGACGCCATCTTCTTTGCCGTCCAGGCCCTGGCCCAGAAATACCGCGACGCCGTGGGCTTTGAAGGCAAAAGCGTGAGTGGCAAGGCGACGCGAAGCACCGTGAAGGGATTCCGTTCACAAGCCGAACTCGCTCGAGCCATCAGCGACCCGCGCTATCGCAACGACCCGGCCTACCGGATTGACATCGAAGAACGGCTGGCTGCCTCTGGCGACCTGCTTTGATTCCAGTGCCCGCGTCCGTGGCCTTGTAACGGCGAAAATGTAAACCCTCCGTGGGTTACGGGTATGAAGGACTCTGCTGCCTTTGGCGCAAGTCTTTTTCTGGGAGGGGCAGGGTTGCCATAATCTGGGTTCGAGTCCCAGCTTCTCGCTTGACCGGGAGGTCGTTAAACATCCAGTCGACTGGAATGGGCCCGCTGCGGCGGATACCCCATGACGGACAACCCAACAACTGAATACTTCTTGCGCAACCAATCCTTCATGAAGGGAATCTGATCAACATTCCCGTCAATCAACACTGATCAATGGCAAACGCCACTCTTACCCGTCCCGGCCAAATCAACGGCGCCGGTGACTCTCGGGCCCTGTACCTCAAGCTCTTCACGGGCGAGGTGTATGAGGCCTTCCGCAACGCTACCATCTTCAAGGACAAGGTCCTCAACCGGACCCTCCGCAACGGCAAGGAAGCCCAGTTCATCCACACCGGTCGGATGACTGCTTCCTACCACACCCCCGGCACTCCGATCCTGGGCCAAGGCACTCCTCCGAGCGCCGAGACCACGATCGCAATGGATGATCTCCTGATCTCCAGCGCCTTCGTGTACTCGCTGGATGAGGTGCTGTCCCAGTACGACATCCGCGGCCCCATCAGCCGTCAGATCGGCCAGGCCCTGGCTGAGCACTACGACCGCCGCATCGCCCGTGTGCTGTCCCTGGCTTCCAGCGCCACTGCCCCTGTGACCGGCGAGCCTGGTGGCTTCCAGGTGAACCTGGGTGCTTCCAAGGAGTATGACGCTCAGGCCCTGGTGGACGGCTTCTTCGAGGCTGCTGCCCGTCTGGACGAGATCTCCGCGCCCAGGGACGGCCGTCACGCTGTGCTGAGCCCCCGCCAGTATTACTCGCTGATCAGCCAGGTTGACACCAACATCCTGAACCGCGAGTATGGCAATAGCCAAGGCAACCTGAACAGCGGCGACGGTCTCTACGAGATCGCCGGCATCAAGATCCACAAGAGCAACAACATCCCCTTCCTGGGTCGCTACGGCAGTCCTGCCGGCCCGGCGATCGAGGCGCCTGTTGCTGGTGAAGCTCGCAACAACTACGGTGCAACCTCTGCGTTCACCAACAGCTGCGGCCTGATCTTCCACCGTGACGCCGCTGGTGTGGTTGAGGCCATCGGCCCTGCTGTGCAGACCACCGGCAACGACACCAAGGTGATCTACCAGGGTGACGTGATCGTGGGTCGTCTGGCTATGGGTGCCGGCCCCGTCCGCGTGTCCGTGGCTGGCGAGTTCCGCAACGTGGCCTGAGCCTTCTGGGGGACTTCTGGAAATGTCCGGGGGTCCCCCTCTACCTCTCCCTGCCTTCCCTGAGCAATGACCACTCGACTCGAAGCAATCAACGAAATGTTCTCGGGAATCGGGCAGGCACCAGTGGTGTCGCTTGACGAATCGAACCCCGAGATCTCCCTGGCTCTGTCCGTCCTGGAGACCGTCAACAAAGAGGTTCAGTCCGAAGGCTGGCACCTGAACACTGAGGTCAACTACCCCTTCACCCCTGATGTGAATGGGGAGATCACGGTCCCAGAAACGGTCCTACAGATCTCAGACAACAAACTTTCCAACCTCCAGAACTACCAGACTGTGGTTCGTGGGGGCAAGCTCTACGACAAGGTCAACCACACATTTGTCTTTCCGCAGGGTGACCCTGTCTTGTGCGATGTGGTCTGGCTCTACGACTTCGAGGATCTCCCCGAGGTCTTCGTCCGATACATCACCCAGCGGGCCACCCGGGTGTTCGCGGGCCGTGCCCTTGGCTCTGAAGCCATGGTCACCTTCAGCAGTCAAGATGAAGCCATCCTGAGGGCCAACTGCATCGCCTACGACACCAGCACATCCGAGGCCAACGTCTTCGGTGTGGAGACTGGCCAGAACTTCTACATCAGCTACACCCCGTTCCGAACGATCGCTCGATAGACCATGGCAGCAGTATCCCAGAAGATTCCCAACCTCATTGGGGGCGTGTCAGAGCAGCCGGATTCGCTCAAGCTGCCCGGTCAGCTGCGGACCTGCACCAACTACTACCCAGACCCCACATTTGGTTTGGCCAAACGACCAGGCCTTCAGGGCATCCGAAATCTGACAGGCTCGGCTGCTGAGGGAGTCTGGTTTCCTATCCTTCGGGACTCAGAGGAGAAGTACATCTGCCAGATCAGCCGGTCAGGGGGCATTAAAATCTGGGATGCTGACAGCGGTGTGGAACAGACTGTCAACGCAATCGCCGTTGCAGATCAGGCCTATCCGACCCACACCAACGACGATGATCTCGCTGTTCTCCAGATCAACGACTACACCTTTGTTCTAAACAGGCGTATCGTTGTGGAGGCCAGCGGATCAAACTCAGCTGCCATCATCCCCTATGGATTTGTCACTGTAGGCGCCATCGGCTACAACACCACCTACAGCGTGGTGATCAACGGTACCGCCTACAACTTCAACACCACAGACAATCCATCAGTGCGCTTGTCCGTGAATGACGTGCTGGGAGGCCTTGCGGGGGCGATTAATGGCAGTGGCATATACACTTGCTCCGTGGTAGGTCGTTACCTGTATGTGGCCCGTGTCAATGGGGCTGACTTCACCCTGGAAGCTCGTGGTGGCGCCTCAGGGGCTGCCCTGGAGGCCTACAAGGGTACCGTTCCTGCAGTGTCGGTGCTTCCCACCTCCTTCATCAATGGGGTCAAGATTCGAGTCCTGGCCAACCCTGATGGGGAGGGCGACGACTACTGGCTGAGGTTCGAGACCCAGAACGGCGGATCCTCAGGGGCTGGCAGCTGGATCGAGACCATCGCCCCGGTGACCAGCCTCGGGTTCAACACCGGAACCATGCCCCATGCCATCATTCGTGAGGCCAACGGCACCTTCACCTTCCGGCGGCTGAGTCAGGCCAACGCCAACTCCACGACTCAGACGGCGGCTGTGACTGGGGTGGTGACCGCTGCAACCGTGACGACCAACACCAAGGGCCGCTATGTGGTGGGCCAAACCATCCCCACATACGCCGTCACTGGATCCGGCCTCAACCTGCGCCTGCGGGTCCTGAGCACCAACCAGGATGGACGGGTCTTGACCGTGGAGCCCAGTCGAGGTGGTCGGGGCTATGCGAACGGCAACGTGGTCACCACCCTTGAGGGTGACACCTTCACCATCTCTAGCGTCCAAACGGTGACCCAGGCGGTTGATGGTATTGCCCTCCAGTATTGGGAGAACCGGGAAGTCGGCGACATCGAGTCCAACCCCAACCCCACCTTCGTAGGCAAGTCAATCACCGGCTTGGCCTTCTTCAAAAACCGCCTGATCATGCTGTCGGGCGAGAACGTCATCTGCTCCGAGGCCGGCAAATACTTCAATTTCTTTGCTAGCACGGTCATCACGTTCATCCAGTCGGACCCGATCGACCTGAGCTGTGGGTCTCTGAAACCGATCCAGCTGCGTCACAGCCTTCAAACCCCCAGGGGCCTGGTGCTGTTCGCAGACAACGCCCAGTACATCCTGGAGACCACCACGGACGCCTTCTCGGCAGCCACCGCGGAGATCAACCTCCTCAGCAGCTACAGCCAGTCTCCTCGAATCGCACCGACTGATATTGGGGCCACCCTGGTGTTCATCGAGCAGGCAGACAAGTCCACCTCTGTCTACGAGATGCTGATCGGGAGTGGGGACTCGTCCAAGCCCCAGGTGGCAGAGCTCAGCCGCACTGTTCCCAGTTATGTGCCGGCAGACATCAAGGCCCTCAAGGCCAGCAGCTCGGCATCGACCTTTGGCCTTCACAGTCGGAGGGAACCCAACGCGCTCTATTTGTTCAGGTTCTACAACGCTGGCAATGAGCGTCAGTTTGCCTCATGGTTCAAGTGGGAATTGCCAGGTCCAATTGAGATGTTCGAGTTCGATCATGACATCCTCTACGTCGTGGTCAGGATGAACGGATCTAACAGCCAGAGGGTCCT